GAGCCATTGCGAGATTATGGCAAAATATATGCCTGCAATGCCGTGTTCAGAGAGTTTGACCCGGATTACTTGGTGGCAGTAGACGCCAAAATGATATTCGAAATATGTGGTGCGAACTATCAATACAAAATCCCTGTATGGACCAATGAAAATCGAGCATTCAAGAAGTTTAAAAAACTAAATTACTTTTCACCACCGCTTGGTTGGAGTTCAGGGCCAACTGCCTTGCACCTTGCCACTAAAAACGCCCACACAAGACTGTATTTGTTGGGTTGGGACTTCATAGGCACAAGGGAAGGCAAGTTAAACAACCTATATGCAGACACAAAGAACTACAAGAAAAGCACAGACGTGGCTACCTACCATGGTAACTGGATGCGTCAAACTTGCATTATCCTGCAGAAAAATCCTTTAAAGAGATATATACGTGTAGTCAGAGATGGTAAATCGACGTTCAAGGCGCAAGATTTACACAAATACGCGAATTACAGTGAGATTACTATTTCTGAGTTTAAGAATACACACAACCTGCCGTAAACAGGGCCATTTTGGGCCTATTACCTGCCGTTTTGGCTAATTAAAACTAAATAATATTTGACAGTACTATAATCTTAACTTACGGAGGAAAACAGATGTCAGAACAAAAAAATAAGTTCGAAGCAATGTTAGAAAAACTCGTAGCCGATGATAAACAAGGCGCAGAAGAGTTATTCCACGACATTGTTGTAGAAAAATCAAGAGAGATTTATGAAAATCTTCTTGAAGGCGATTTAGAAGATGCAAAAGTTGAAGAAAAAACAGAAGAAAAAACTGATGCAAAAGCCAAAGAAGATAAAAAAGACGAAGCAGTAGAAGAGAAAACAGACGCTTCTGAAAAAGAAGAAGATGCTGTAGAAGAAAAAACTGAAACTTCTGAAAAAGAAGAGGACGCTGTAGAAGAAAAAGCAGACGATTCTGAAAAAGCAGAAGACAAAGTTGAAGAAGTATCTACTGATGAAGCAGATGAAAAAGCAGAAGAAACTGCTGAAATCCCTGCTGAACAAGAAATTTCGCCAGAAGCACACGGTGGAGATGCAACTGATGATATGATCGGTGATATCGAAGCAGACAAAGGCGAAGAAGGCAACGATGACAACGGTGAAGAAGACATCGAAGACAGAGTTGTTGATTTAGAAGATGCTATTGATGACCTTAAAGCAGAATTTGAAAAAATGATGAATGATAAGGAAGATGGCGAAGGCGACGACGAAGACTCTGAAGGCGACGAAGAGAAAGAAGACGAAGCAATCGCAACTCAATCAGCAGAGGGAGAAGTAGAAGTTGCTCCCGAACTTGGTGACCAACCAGCAGTTGAGTCTAAAGAAGCACCTAAAACTGCAACAGAAGAAATTAGAGAGTATGTAAACAAAGTTAGTGCATCACACACTGACGGTTCAGACAACTCAACAAAATCTCCAGTTGCTGGCAAAAATGACATGGGTGGATCTTCAAGCAATATAGCACAAGGTGGCGAAGAGTCAGGTAGACCAGCACCAAAGGCTAAAGATGAAGATGCAGGAAATGTTAACAAACCAGGTGCAAAGGCTAAAATGAATGCGGCACCAAAGGCTCAGACTAAAGCAGGTGATGACGGTTCATCTACAAAGTCAACATTGGGCAGTTAATAACCGTTAGGATATAAAAGGATGTTATCATTACGTGAGACGCTGACCTTCGACCAAGCAAAAATAGTCGTTGAGTCCAAAGATGAAAACAACGGAAAATCCCTTTACATGAAGGGTATTTGTATACAGGGTGGTGTGAAAAACGCTAACCAAAGAGTATACCCCGTGAGTGAGATCAGTAGGGCTGTCAGCACACTTAACGACCAAATAACTGGTGGATATTCAGTGTTAGGCGAAGTTGATCATCCGGAAGGTCTTAACATTAATTTGGACAGAGTCAGCCATATGTTAACAGATATGTGGATGGAAGGTCCAAACGGATACGGAAAATTAAAAATATTACCGACCCCTATGGGAAAACTTGTTGAAACAATGCTACAAAGCGGCGTGAAACTTGGTGTTTCTAGTAGGGGTTCAGGTAACGTTAAAGAAGACGGATCCGGACAAGTATCAGATTTTGAAATTATTACAGTAGATGTTGTTGCACAACCAAGTGCACCAGGAGCCTATCCAACTCCAATCTACGAACAGTTAATGAATTCTAAAGGTGGATATAAGGCGTTACAAACAGCAAGGGACACAAAGGCACAAAAATATCTAAAAGAGGCGTTGGTTAACATAATCAACGGACTCAAATAGTAGGAGAAAATAAATGTTAGATGCACTGAAATCACTCTTCGAAAACAACGCAATTTCGGAAGAGATCAGAGCAGAGATTGAATCCGCTTGGAACGAAAAAGTGGAGGAAAACAAACACGCAGTAACGTCAGAACTTCGCGAAGAGTTTGCGAAGAAGTATGAACATGACAAAGCACAGATGGTCGAAGCCATTGACGCTATGGTTAATGAAAAGTTACAGGCGGAAATTGCTGAATTTGCCGAAGATCGTAAACAGTTGGCTGAACAAAAAGCCAAGTATGCGGTGGCTATGAAGGAAGATTCAGCGAAGTTGAAAGGCTTTGTGTTTGAAAGACTTAAATCTGAAATCAGCGAATTACACGCAGACCAAAAAGTTATGGCAGAAAACTTCCAGAAACTTGAGGAATTCGTAGTTGATGCTCTATCTAAAGAAATCGCAGAGTTTAACGAAGACAAACAAGACGTCGCAGAGACGAAAGTACGTCTTATCAGAGAAGCAAAAGCACACTTTGAAAAAGTAAGAACGAAGTTCATTACAAAGAGTGCTGAAGCAGTGACTACTATCGTTGAGAAAACATTGAAAAATGAAATTTCTCAATTGAGAGAAGACATTGACGCGGCTCGTAAAAACGACTTTGGTCGCAGACTGTACGAATCTTACGCTCAAGAATATTCACAATCTTTCTTGAACGAAAAAGGTGAGACAGCAAAACTTCTTAAAGTAGTTGACACAACAAAACTACAGGCGGAAGAAGCGAAAAAGACTGCTGAAGAGTTCAAGGCACAGGTTACAGCGAAAGAGGCTGAAATCAAATCGCTAAAGGAATCAGCAGAGAGAGAAAAAGTAATCAACGACTTGGTCAAGCCGTTGAATACAGAACAAAAAGATATAATGACAAATCTACTGGAGAGCGTGGAGACTGGAAAGTTGCAAAAGCAATTTGAAAAGTATATGCCAGCGGTTATCAATGGTAATTCTCCAGCGAAAAAACAGGCATTGAAAGAAGGCACAGAAGTAACAGGCGATAAACAAGAAACAGTTAGTAAACCCTTAGGTCAATTCAACGGTAACATTGTTGATATAAAAAGACTTGCAGGGATATAACATTAAGGAGAAAAAACAATGTCAGAACTAACAGAAGCTCGCTGGCAGGATACAAAGACAGCATTACTAGAAGGTCTTTCTGGTAATCAGAAGTCTGTAATGGAAGTGACTTTAGAGAATACAAGATCGTATTTGAACGAAGCCGCTACGGCAGGTGCCACTTCAGCAGGTAATGTTGCAACTTTGAACAGAGTGATTCTACCAGTAATTAGACGGGTTATGCCGACTGTAATTGCTAACGAATTGGTTGGAGTACAACCGATGACTGGCCCAGTTGGACAAATCCACACTCTAAGGGTAAGATACGCTGACACAACATCAGGTGGTGCTACAAACACTACTGCTGGTGAAGAAGCGTTATCACCATTCAAGATCGCAGAAGCATATTCTGGAAACGACGGCAATCCGGCTAAAGGTGCATCAACAGCCTCTTTAGAAGGTACTGCAGGTAACAGATTATCAATCCAAATCTTGAAACAAACAGTTGAAGCAAAAACTCGTAAGTTATCAGCAAGATGGACTTTTGAGTCGGCTCAAGACGCTCAAGCACAGCAAGGTATCGACATCGAAGCAGAAGTAATGGCGGCATTAGCCCAAGAAATTACTGCTGAAATCGATCAAGAGATCTTAGCATCTTTGAGAGCATTAGCGGCTACAGAAGAAACATTCGACCAATCTGCTGTATCAGGTACTGCAACATTCGTGGGTGACGAACACGCGGCGTTGGCTGTATTGATAAACAGAGTAGCGAACAAGATTGCTCAACGTACAAGAAGAGGAGCAGGTAACTACGCAGTAGTATCACCACACTCTTTAACTATACTTCAATCAGCAACAACTTCAGCGTTCGCAAGAACAACTGAAGGTGCATTTGCGGCTCCAACAAATAACAAATTAGTTGGTACGTTAAATGGTGCTATGAAAGTATACGTTGACACATATGCCTCAGACGCAACACCAGTATTGGTAGGTTACAAAGGTGCATCAGAATCAGATGCGGCGGCGTTCTACTGCCCATACATTCCGTTGATGTCTTCAGGCGTTGTTCTTGATCCGTCAACTTTCGAACCGGTAGTAAGTTTTATGACTAGATATGGTTATATCGAGTTATCAAACACTGCGTCATCACTTGGTAACGCGGCAGACTACTTAGGCGAAGTAGCGATCAGCAACGTTTCATTCTCGTAATAGAGAGCGAAGCAACAAATTTAAAAGGGCGGCTTTATGTCGCCCTTTTTTATTGACTGAATATTCAGATTGACAAATATTCTATTGATGCTATAATATATTTTGGTATGATGTTAGACATAATAGTAAAATCAGTAGTAGGAGGAATAATTATAGGTGTGGTCAGCACACTTGCACAAAAACATCCTACGGCTGGTGCATTCATAATGGGCATACCTATTGTAAGTTTTATCACTTTGATTATTATGCAATACAGTGGAGTTGACTTTGAGACACTTAAAACATTCAGTTATCAGACAGTGTATTTTGTTTTAGTGAGTCTTCTTTTCTTTCCTATATTTGTTTGGATTTATCCCATGGGATTCTGGCTGGCACTTTTTTCAGGAGCGATTCTTACAGGATCAGCAATGATAATCCTAGCAAAATTAATTGCATAATTTATTCACATTTTTTTTAAAAAAAGGTTGACAAATATTTTAAAGATGCTATATTGTACATATAAGCATTAGGAACGTAATTAATTCCTAATTATAGTGCAAGGAAGAGGCCTTTACCAGAAGGGTCGAACTTGACTAACCAGGGGTGGTACCCAGGCTTTACATGGAAAACATGGGGAGTCACATCGAAGTCACTTTCGGGGTTAGGTTGTACGTATTAGAATGGTATTCCGGTACGTGCTTGTAGGTGTAACCAAGTCCTACCTATTTTGCTTATACTTTCCTAAACATACCATTTAATTTTTTAATTGTCTTTTATCTTTCGATTGAACCAATCTAAATACTTTTATGCATTGGTTAGTAATCTACTTTTACATACAAGGTAGTTGGATAGCAGGTGACTTTGTTCGCCCAGATGGTTGGAGCAGTATTGCTTACGACACTAAACAACAGTGTGTTGAAAAAATGTATATGGCTAATGAAAACCTACAAAAGACGGAAGGTTTGAAAGATAAGGCTATTGCAATTTGTCAAGAATATAAACCAGGACCGTTCACAGGCACACCAAATTTCTAGTTGACTGTTTACCAAAATTGTTGTATAATGTGCATATGGATTTTATACAACCAATATTCGTAAACCAAACTAGCGACATCGTGCAGGGAAAATTAGGACCTGACAACGCAAGTTTTCCTATACAAAAAATTAATGAAATAATTCAAAAAGATATTGATGTTGGTGTAGAAGATTTTCTTTTGTTTGTAACTCCTAACAAAAAAACAAATACTCCTGATTGGAAATTTCAAGCAGATGTTGTTGATAATATAAAATCAAAATTTAATAAACAAATAAATTTAGCAGTTGACGTTTGTATGTGTTCAACTACACTCGATGGACATTGTTGCATTATTGATAAACCGCAAACTACTCAAGCACTTTTTATTGACCTCGGTCGTAAATTAAAAGAAGCAGGTGCAGATATTTTAGCACCTAGCGATATGCAAAAAGACACAGTAAAAAATTTAAAAATAGAAACGCAATTACCTATACTATCTTACATAAAGTTTAGATCAAATTTTTACAGTTCATTTAGAGACCTTGCAAATAGCACACCTAGTTCAGAAAGATTTTATCAAATAAGTGTGTCTGATCCGCATAGTGCAAAAATAATTGCATCACAATATGACAAAGATGGTGCTGACTACTTAATGCTTAAACCTGGCATGACTACAATAGATCTTATTAGCATGATTAAATGTAACACATACAAACCAGTTGGCGTTTATCAAGTAAGTGATGAATATTTAGGTTTGCCTACAGACAAACATCTGCTTGAAACTTACAAAATATTTGAAAGAGTAGGATGTAATTTTATGGTTACATATGGCGCTAGAAAATTAGTAACAATGGTTAGTAAATATTAGTATGCATGAAGAATTACTTAAAACTTTTAATGATTTGAGAAATAGACTCCCAATCTGGAGGAAACAGCATGGTATATTTCAAACTGATATAATGCGGATTGAAAAAAGTGCCGAAAAGACATACAATGAATACTTGGACGTTATGATAAAATACCGTCAATCACGCAAAAAACACTATGCCGACCTAGGAGCCGACATATTACAAAAAGGCATACAAACTCTTAATAAAGTGTCTAAAATAGAGTTATTAACATCTCTGAGCAAAAGATAAATATCACTATAAGAAACTGTGCCGTGCATTTAAGCACGGACTTATGGGGACAACACCCCGTAGACCTAGAACGTCAAAGGAGAAAACAAATGGGAAGACCACTTAATAAAAGGCTGTTTACAACAGCGGCTGGCGGTGCAACTGCTGGTGCAAATGAAATAAAAGTAAACTTTCACAACGGTTCTGCCGTAGTAGAAGGTACAATCGTAAGACAAAAAGGTAGTAAAAAATTCGTATGTGCTGAAACAGGCGCGGCAGATACTGAAGTTACTTGTACACTAACAACTGGTAAATTACCAAGTGCTTTAGCGGCAGGTGAGATGACTATCTCTGTACAAGGTAACGATAACGAAACTTACACAGTAAGTAAAATTGCTGGACGTAAGTTAACAGTATCGGCACCAAGTTCAACTGGATCAAACGCATTAGACGGATTATCTCTAAAATGGGATTTCGCGGCGGCTAGTGCAGGTAAAGTAAAAGTTGAAGAGGCTGGTGACGATGACGTTGCTAACACAGATGACGACGACTTTACAGAAGATGCATAATGAAGACTTTGTTGTGGGGGCAACCCCACAACATACTAACAGGATTTTTATAAATGAGTAAATTTTTAGTAGTCAACGATGGTGATTACACATTAAAAGTACAATCAGGAGGCACTATTACTCTTGACACAGGAGTATCTGCAGGTAGTGTAACAATCACAGGTGATTTGATTGTACAAGGCGACCAAACAACTATTAACACTCAAGAACTTGATGTAGAAGATAGTATTATTAGAGTCAATAGAAATGATGCCACACCGGGTGGTGTTGCGTCTCCAGGCGCTGGTATAGAAATTTACAATGGATTAGGTGGTGGTACAGCACAAGGTGATGATGACCAGACTGCGCCTATGTTCTTGTTTACAAAAGATTTTAACCATTCATATTGGGGATCATCTGGAAACTTATCACAAAGCGGAACATTTATTTTAAGAAGCAAAAGTGCTAATACAGATTTAATAGGTTTAAGAACACACAATATTAATTCAGATACAGGTATTGTTTTAGAGCCAGGCGGAAGCGGCACAGTCAGAATAGAAAAAGTTAACTATGAAACTTTTTTATCCAACGACAATGATATACCAAATAAAAAATATGTAGATGATGAAATAAACGCAATAACACTTGGTGCGGCATTTCCTAGAATTGTTCAAGGTGACAGTGAAATACAAATTTATGATAATAGTACAACAGGTGTAGATTCAAGAATTGAAACAAAGGTTGATAATGTTTTAAAATCATTTATTAGTAAAGATTATTTTGATGTGTACAGCACAACAATTAACTTAAATGAAGTAAGAATAGAGCAGAATGAAATTTCTACTAATTCTTCAAATGAGGATTTAATCCTTTCAGCACCGGGCACAGGAAGTGTTAAGGTGTCAGACAGTATGGTAATCAAACTGCGTCCAAACGTGTTAGATCCACTTGCTGACCCTGTATACAGCACAGAAGGTATAAAAT